TAAGACTCATGGCGGCATTAGCTACTACCTTCTTTGGTCAAATGGTATAGAGCGCGGTGTACGTCTCTCCGAAGGTAAGACGGCTGCTGCGGCGTGGTCTGCGGCTGCCAAGAAAATTTCCGCCAAAGCGGCGCAGTGAAAGGAAACGAGGTCGCCATGTGCTGCAAAACGTGTAAGTTTTTGGATGTGCCGCCAGACAAAATCGGCCGTATAGTCATACGATCCGACTCGGTATACAAGTGCACCGCACCCGAGCCAGAAGTACCTAAGATACCAGCGTGTATGACTGCCGTATACGGCTGTAAATGGCCGCCGCCACGCAGGATGATGCGCAAGGACGATGGTGCAGGCTGCCCAACGTATGAGAAACGAGTGTGAGAGGAAACGATTTTGGGTTCCGGGAAACAGCCGGATACTCGTGAGGCCCAAAGCCCAGAGTGGTGAAAGTCCATGATGCAAGGGCGCGCTATCACGCCACTGCGAGCATATGCCAAGCCGGTGGAATGCCGGCACCTATTCGAAAGGAAACGAATTGAGCCTATCAGAACGAATCAAAGCAGACCGTGCAGCAAAGGCCGAAAAAATCGCGTCTAGGAAATCCGTGTCGCGCATCGACACCAGCGCTTCGGAACGCTATAAAGGCATGCTAGCGACGCTGTTCTGTGCCAGTGGCAAAGACTTAACGGACGAGCAGCGCAATGAATTGCTTATGCCGTTCGATATCGCCATTCACAAGCTGTCGCACGGTCTATTGGCAACAGAAGATTTCGTTACGTTGGTTGAAATGAATGCCTTCGCATATGAGCTGGCCGGAAGGTTGCATAGTCTTTCGACTAACGACGAGACGAAAGCTTTGCTTGCGCAGTCCGCACTTGATTTCCATGTATGCGCGGATAGGCTTGTTGACATGGGCGAACGATACAAGCGTCTTGGGAAATACGCAGTCAAGGCCGAAGAGCGCACCGCCGTACTTACTTCCATGCAATGGCTTGAGCAGTTACTTAACGTTACGACGGAAGGACACGCGCTCAAGGCAATGATGCTGGCCGAGAAGAATGTTATGTCAGCACTTGCTAAGGTGAGCTGATGCGACATCATCCCAACAAGGATATCAACAAGCTGTTTACTGATTTGGTATCTCAAGGATGGGCGATTGATAAGCACAGAGGACATTTTCATTTGACGTCACCCACTGGACAAAGACTTACCGCTTCATGTTCTCCGAAAAACGCATGGACGACGGTGAAGCAGATTCAACGTGACATTAGGAGATACTGCAACAGCGAAAAGGAATAGTTGACGTATCGGTAAAATTTGCTAGGATACATGTACTTTACTCGAAGTGTGATGTTCAAATGGCTTTACCGTGGTTCCCGTGCGGTGCACTAACGGGAAATGCCTAAAGCTTGGCATGTTGTGCCTTTCCTCCGTTGTCGATACCGCGCCAGTCCGGGTAAAGGCTGGCACTCTCAATGCAATACGTTGTTCCAGATCAGCGCGACCTAGGCAACGTAGTTAAAGTGGGTTCAGCGTATTGCATTGAGAGTCTTCCATGTTGCTAACGACCACCAATCCCGGTGTGCCTTGGTTGGCTCTCAATTCATCAAGACGCGGCCATAGCTCAGCCAGGTTAGAGCAAATGGCTTCCACCCATTAGGCGCGAGTTCGATTCTCGCTGGCCGCTCCAAGGAGATAACATGACCCCGCAAAACATCGCCAAGCGCAACTTCCGTATCATGCAGGATTACATGGCAGGCTTCCCAGCCGCGCATATTCTGGCGCTGGATCAGTTCTGGTCGAATGAACAGGGATATAGCATCGCGCTGCCGGTCGGCACGCTGACTATCCAGAGCGACGACCTAGCGCATTTCCAGCCGAACGACCAAGCTGGCGTTTATTCGACGGCCGACAGCTTTAACCAAGCTACGACACTGCAATACATCGTGTCGCACATTTCTGAGCTTGGCTCATGGCTTGAAGCGCAAGCAGGTGTGACATATCCGCAGCCAAACAGCAATGGTGCGTTTGCCATCTTGTATAACTCCGATGGTAGCCCGAATAACTGGACTGGTACGTTCTCAGACTGGGAAGCTGCACCGCGTCAGCCATGGCTTGCCAAATACGGAGTCGCCGCCAGTACAGGCAACCTAACAGAACTGATTCCGGCCACCGTATGAATGCGAAAAAGGTAAAGGCGATTCGTCGCTATATGCGAAAGCAGGGAATTGATCCTAATCATGTTTCCATGGTGCATGGAACGGTTTTCTCTAAGACTGGCCGCGTAAACGATGACCGACCCGGCACGTGCAAACTGAAAGTCGGTTCGGGTCGCTGGGAGATGCAGGAAACCAAACGGTTTTTCGCTAAGCAGCCGTTTCGTCCGGTTTCAAGCGATAGTAATAAGTCGGACGAAAGTTGAAGTCGTGCGGCTCCATGGTGAGCCAGAAACTACGCGGGGCGTCTCCATATTCAAGAGTCGCCCCGTTTAGCTTTGCCATGAGCAGATGGTACTTTTCTTCACCTGTCAATTCGCCGAATGTCTTCATTCAGGTCGTTTCGTAACGGAATTCATCCAATTAACGCCAGTTGTGTCAATGAAAAATGGATACGTAGTTTCATAAACTCCACTTCCTGCATACCAATAGCTGCGCGCTACTTCCCGATGCGGTTCGGTTTCGAACAACATCACAGCACCGCTTTTATTCATTGCGGCGTATTGATATGCAGGAATTATCTTGTCCCAAGGAATTGGAAGTGTCGCCGATTTGATGCGATAACTTGCATCAAGACTCCAAGTGGGAGTGCTGCAATCATCCCATGATTGTCCGTCTCTGCTTATTTCAATAGAACAGCCGTCCACAAACGCATCAAACAGTTCATGCTGTTGAGTGCGTGATAGATCGCCGAATTTAGGATGGCGCAGCGGAATTTCTCCAAAATCAATACTCAAGACGGCATCTCCTGTATGAGTGTTGCAAGCGCCTGCATCTTCAAATGTGCGCTGGCTTTCTGAGCTTCTTTGTCCTTCGCGGCCAATCCTTGAGCTATTACGGCCAAATCTTCATGCTTGATGGCCTCGCGCATGATAGCTTTGCGCAAGTTGCGCATACCACCGAAGTACATAGAGATAAGCGGACCGGAACATCCGGCGCGCTCGGCAATGGCATTGCGCGTCACGACCTCATAGCCGACTTCATGCGATAGCGCTAGAGCGTGCGCCAGGATGGACTCTCGCGTGTTATCGCCCTTCTGCGCGTTCTTATAGATGCGGTCTGTATTCATGCAACAAAGGTATGCCAAAATTGCCCGTCCGTCAAGAATTCACGAGTTTATGTAGCATTTTTCCGTAACGATACAAACAATTCTTGACGCAATAGTAAATTTTTACTAGGATTAACCCATAACGAAAGGCAAGTAGTACAGTGACACAGCAGCAAGCCAAAAAACACAAGCGTCAGGAGGAAATCATGAGCAAACGTGCGTTCGTAGCTCGAAACGTGGATCGTTGGTACACGCAGCATGCGCTGGTGCATATGCCTGCTAACTTTGGACTGATCTGGTGCTGATATGCGAATGGATGCGTACTATTACAGTTTCGATTCGACTGGCGTTCAGACAATAGATCGCATATTGTCGGCGGTAGCATGCGCCGGTAAGGCATACCACCACACAGAAAGTTGGAACAATGATACGCATACCTATGAGGACTGGCAGCGAGGCGAATCGCCGGTCGAGTGGATTCAAAACTCTGCGGCTGATGCAGCGATAGCATACCTAGAAGGCCAAAAGTGCATGCTCGTCGCAATGTGGCATGAGCAGATTGGCGATGAAGCGGCGCGGGCGATTGCTGCTGAGACGATGGAGAACTCGTTTTACGGTCGCCAATACGCACTCACGCAAAATGTCGGCGATATATCATGAGCACTCTACTTGAACGCTTGCGCGACCTTGCACGCCGCGCCTACGGTTCACCAGACTCAGAGACACTGCGCAAGGCAATCGAACTGCTAGAACGACCGCAGCCTATTGAGGTGTGCGCCTGGCGTATCACGGCGCGCGACGGTCAATGCTTCGTGACGGATATCGAGCCGCGCGTTTGGCGTGAGCTTCCAGGCTATCTATGTGAACCGCTGCATCGTCATGCGTCGATGGTGCCGGTTGTGACTAAAATTTGTGTGAGAACGGAATGAGCGATTACACCGAACAAGAACTCGAAGACATGCTTGCAGCACGTCGACGTAAGAAGCTGGAAGCGGCTATGCCAGCGATTGGCAGCGTGACGGCCGCACACCTTGACCAGCTTCGCAATGAGTTGCATGAATCGGTACGCCAAGAGATTGGGAAACTGCGAGAGTTGGTTCAAGCGACGACCGCTGAGACGGTTCCTATTCCACCAACGCCACGTCAGCCTGCGCCAGCAGAACAGGTCGGTTTCGCCCTGATGCTAGAACAGGGAATGCAATTGATTGGTGCGGCATTGAGCGAAGAGCAGCAATTATGGCTGTCGCAAAAGCCAGTACGCGATCCGATGAAGTGGGGCGCGTTCCTGTCGTCTGACATCGGCAAGGCAGCGACGCGCAGTGTAGTTGAGGCGGCGCAGCAATTCTTTAAGCAGGCGGGGTTTTGATATGAGCCGCTTTGATTCAATCGATTTGGTTTTTTGTTTTATCATAGCAATGACTACTGTGATGGTTATCGCTGCAATTCTTGCAACCTGTTTAAGCGAAATTTCAAATGGAAAGGCTAAAGAAGCTTGCTTCAAATCGGCAGGAAGCAATCCACAGGCGATTGCAGAGTGCAAGAAATAAGAAAGCGCCATTAGGCGCTTTTTTCATCCGTGGTTTGTGAATTCGCCGTGGAGTTCTTCGCGTTTACGGCGCGCAGCCATATCGGCTTCGTGTGCCGTATCAAAAAGTCCTAAATAGTAGGATTTCTTATCGTGATGCACAATAGCTTTCCATTTTCTTCCCCATGGTTCTACACCTTTGAATCCAGTTCGATTGTTCTTATAAAGGCTCTTATTTCTTGCTTGTTCACCAAGGTCAGCATGACGTAAATTGCACCAACGATTGTCGTCACGCTTACCGTTAATATGATCTATCTCAATTTCTGGCATTGATCCAGTCATGTATAGCCACGCAAGGCGATGCGCTTTATATTGTTTGTTTGCAAAAACAATATTTACATATCCGCATGAGGTAAATGACCCAGCAACATCTCCAATCTTAATGCGACATGCTGTACTGTATGGCTTTATCCATGTAAAAAATCCGCTTATCGGATCATATGACAGATGAGATTTGAGAAATTCCTGTGTGATCATGGTTATCCCTTCCATGTAGTATCCCTTGAGGTTCTGCGGCAGGCGTTGGATAAGACGCTTTTCGACTGGCCAGTCTAGCCGCAGACTTCCTACACTATAGCACTTAACGCACGTTGATTGGCGAGGCCGTTTGCGCACCAGTCGTCGTAGCGCCGGTATTTCCAACAATAACATTGGAATTTTGGGCGCGGGCGATTTGGAACTCATTGATCAGGCCAGTAAGCAGCCCAGGGAGTGTGTTGATAACGCCAAACTGAGCTTGCTGCTGCGCTTGAATTTGCCCTTGCTGCTGCGCCGCCACAGCCGAATTATTGATCTCGATTCGGTTGCTGATCGCGTCATTCTGACGACGCAGCTCAGCAAAGCGGCCTTCATTCTCCAGCTCAACGATACGAGCATTCTGTTCCAGAAGCTTGGTTTGCTGTGCCGTCTCGAACTGGCGCGTCAACAGTGAGCGGGTCTTCTCGCCATCGTCGACAACTACCTGCTTGATCGCACAAGCCTGTTCTGCCGAGGTAAAGCGGCTGTTCAGGATTTCGTTGCTGAGCGCAAAGTTACCCGTCTGTACCGTGTTCTCAATTTTGCAAGCGCTGCGGTTGACGTTCTCGTTCGTCTGGTTGAAGTTGTTCAGCGTACCTGCGGCCAGTTGTGCTAGCGCGTTTTGCAGACCGATGGTTTGCTGAAGCGTTGTTTGCACGCCAGCAGCGCCGACTTGGTTGACGACGTTCTGCGTAGCGCCTGCGCTCGTAGCGACTTCGCGCTGGATATCACCAAGAGTCTTGAGTGCAATTGTACGCTCAATACCTCCCACGCCTTCTCCACCGTTGCAACAGTCATTGTCGCCACCAAAGAGACCTCCGCGACGCCCACCAAACAGCAAACCGCCCAGCAAGCCGCCCACCAAGCCTGATCCAAAACCGCCACCGATACCACCCCATCCACCGTGCTGCGACGTCATCAGTGCGGGCAGCATCGATGCCCATGGCGCACCGCCCTCACCACCAGATGCGCCGCCTTTGAAAATGTTCTCTACCTTCACTTCGTCTTTGCCGTGCATGGTTGCTTCTCCCGTGTGAATCATTTCCTGAAGGCACTCGAAACGCTTCTTGCTGTGCTTTTCATGTCGTGCCAATTGCGCCGATAGAGAGTCCAGCGTCATAGCCGGATGCTCCGAAACGGCGTATTCATGCTCGTCCTGCATATCGCTCATGGCTCGCTCCTTTCATTGCCACGGGAGCATAGGCAACATGGCGCACCACAAAATATAAAGCCGCACCACGAAAGGATTTCCGTAGTGCGGCTAAGCTATGATGCGGTTCGGGAGGAATTTGCTATGGGCGAACAGAAGCAGCCAGGACGGCCACGTCTGGATCAAGAAGCGCCAATGGATGGCTATAACGTGCGACTTACCTCATGGCATGCACGTGCCGCCCGAACGTTGGGCAATGGGAATATGGCGGAAGGGATACGGCGTGCGATAGAAGCGCTCTACCACACGCAGGTTAAACCGGCTTAGACGGCGTCAGGGCGGAAACGGCCAAGCACCCATTTAAATGAATGACCGCATTTGTCGCAGGTTTTCAGATCATCGCTGCGATGGCCGCATTGTGGGCAAAGGATTCGGAATCCCATTATTTGCATCCTGCGTATTGGGCTTTGAGGCCGCTGATGTAACGCTTTGCTTCTTGCACATCCATATATAGATCGCGTGCTGCCTGCGTTTCATCGGGCTTTCCTCCGTTGACGGGGAAGTCACCAGCACCAAACGTATACTTCGGGTCGATAGGCGCTTGACCGGCGCAAGCGACGGAAATCGGGATGTTAACCAGATCAGGCTTTTCCGGTTGGTGCAGCGATGGACATCCAGTCAGGCCACCGCAAGAAACGCTCACCAGCAACGTTACAATATAACGCTTCATTTCGCCCCCTTGGATGTGCCGCCTTCGGCTTGCCATGCCTGGCGAAGGAAATCGCCGCAGCTTGATGCCGTAACTTTCTGTGCCCACTGCTGTTTCGTTGCATAGGCCGCTTTCCAGGCTTCAGCCGTCTTCTGCGCTTCGGCTTGCACGGCCTGGGCCGTCACAACCTGCGCATGCTGTTCTTGTACTGCGGCATTTTGCTTGGCGATGGCATCTTTGAGCGCACTGATGTCTGCGTCTTTCTGCGCGAGCTTGGCATCATATTGATGCGCGATGTGATGGCCCCAAAGTTGGGCGCTCTTGTATGATACGCCACCGATGATAGCGCCGCCCAAGAGCACGTAGAAGATGATGCGGATTTCAAGCAGCGTCATTGCGCGTCTCCCTTCATGATGGACTTCGCGCCGATACCAACACCACCAGCAGCGAATAGCGTTGTCATGTGCTGGGCGTATTGGCCGAGCGTGGCTATGTCACAATGCAGGCCGCCATTCCATAGACCTGCCGCCGCCGCTCCATGATATACGGCCGTGGTGAGCGCCATGCCGCAACGCAAAGGGCAAAACGTGTTGCCGTCCGGTTCGGTCAAAACGTGTTTGATCCAAGCAAACATTAGCCGCCCCACGACACATCAGGCATTACGAACCAATTCGCTTCTGCGGCACGCCGCTTCACCAATCCCGGCAGACGATGACCACCACCATTCACCCATCTCCCAAACTCAGCATCCGCGCCAGCGAAATCACCTTGATTAAGCAAACGACACAGCGTCGAATTCTCGAAGGCATGCGCGCCGACATTGAACGTGAAATCCACGCATGCGTCGAATTGATGCTGGGTTAGCTGAACGCTAACCGCGTTGTTCACCGCATCCTCGAACTTTCCAATATCGACGGATAGAGCTTGGTCTGCCTCTTCTTGCGTCCACGTCAAGCCAGGAAAGACATCGCACCCAGTATGCCCATATCCAATCGTCCAAGGATCGCTGCCAGTCCCAGGATCAGGATAAGCTGTCAGGCGGCATCCTTCGAATGATTCTGTCAGGTTGTGCCGTGCATCATCTGAATATTTCATTCTTCGTCCTCGTGCTCAGACAGCAGTCGTTTACGGCGCTCCAGTCCGACAGCTTCGTCTTCAAGGCGAGCAATCTGAAGCTCTTGCAGATGAATCTCGTTACGCATCATCTCATTTTCGAGCTTTTTATTGTCGGTCTCAATCAGGATTTTATTGCCGGTGCGAAAGTGATTGCGCAGGAGAACGAGTGCAAGAATTATGGAAATGATTGCCGCAACGTAGGCAATCATCGGCTGCGTTGTTATGACGAAATTACTTACGGCTGCTATCCCGGTGGAAGCTGCTGTCGCTGCGCCAGTTTTCGGGCTTTCCAAAATAGAGCTTATTCCGTTTTCTTTCATCATCTAGCCTCGCGCGTAGGATGGTGTTGCGGGCCATCGCCAGCAGGACTGCGAACCATACCACGCCAAGAATGACGTGCAGTATCTCGCCCATTATTCCCCCCGCCTATAACCATTATTAGCGCTTGGATACCAAGCAGTGTTTTGCAGGCGGTATTGTAGTACGTAGCGTGGATGCCGAGTTCGTATAGCGCAAATCCTAGTGCGTTGACGGCAAGAGACGCTAAGTTTATGTATTGTAACGAAACCGCCATGCTTGATCTCGGCAAGGATACCAAAACCATGATTGTTATTAGGTCAAAAAGGCCAGCGCTGCCAAAATATATAATCGCATCGCTGTTGTGCGTGAACAGCAACGCATGCAGTGTCTGTACTGCGTAGACGCACAAGATGGTTTGCAGGCGCTTAACATCGCGCATGCTTGCCAGAACGCAGACGGTAAATAGCAACAAATTCCAAGCAATCATAGCGATGCAACCTCTTGCGCACGTTGCGACCTCTCGTCAGCATACGCTGTCGCGCAATGATTCGCCTGCACTTTGTCTAACAGCCAATTGCATAAGATGCAACCCCATAAACGTCCTTCCGATCTGGCACGCGCCGCGTGGGCAGATACAGTTTCGTGCTCGCTACCGCCCAGCAATGCGTTCAAGCATTGGTCGTTCGCTACGGCAACGGCAAAGGCGCGATCAGTGTTGCCAAACACAGCTTGCATTATCGCACCGATGTTAGCGGAAAGCGCCATCAGCATTGAGCCTAGCAATAGGACGAGCAAGCGCATGCGCTTCATGACGGCCACACCATTTGTGGCGCGCCAGAAAGGAACGCTGTACTTGTCGGCATCGGCGCTCCACCCTGAACCTGGGCGAGCACGTTGTAACTGTACTGCCAATAGGCGCTACGCCATGTGCGGCCAGCAGCGCCTTCGGCGTTGAACTTCGGGTCTGGATCACCTGCATAGGAGACGAGACTGTGCATATCGTCATATCCTCGCGTGCGCGCAGTCGTATCGAGCTGATTCTGCACAAGGGTTTTGACATTCATCTCCACGGTTGCGAGCGGGAGCGCCGTAACTTGCCATTGCTGCGTCCATACGCCATTAACTTGCATAGGCGCTAATTCGCTGCAAGTTTGCGTCACATTATCGAATGTTGGCTGAGCGACAAGCGCTAGCGCGGTGATACCATATTCAGTCCAGACAGTCTGATCGTCGAAGAACCTTGGCGGATAAGTGACGCCGTTGAATTCTTGTTGCTGGCCGGAATCGAACACGCCGCCGTTGTAAATTAGTCTCATGATTTCCTCAGTGCGTCGGGAATGGTGCAGACGGATTAGCCAGCGAACGTGCGTATCCCTTTGTTATACGCAAATCTTGGATATACCCTTTATACGGTCGCGTTAACCCACTCATTTGGCCCAAATACCACGGGGCCGTATTATCATAACTCGCCGAAGCCGTAAAGGTAATGTCCGAAACGCCGTCCACACCTACCGTAACATTCCCAGAAGAACGCATCAACTGAATAAAATGCCACGTCCCGTCTGCAACAGTGTGCGTTCCGGTTCCGTATAAAGTGTTCGTGGCCCCTGCCAACAACACGCCAGAGCTATTGACGTGAATGAACCATCCAGTACTCGATCCGTCGTATTTGCTAACCGGCGTACGGTAATTTTGATCATCTGCCGAGGCTTGATTCATCCAGAATTCAATCGCGAAATCTGAAGTCCCCATATTCAGCGATGTGCTGCTTGCAACCGATAAATAGCCAGTCGACCCATCAAAATATGCCGATCCGCCGGGAAACTTCGCGGACGAAGTATTGATTGCCGGAGTGCCGCTTACCGTTACCGTGTTGCCGATGACATCCGTAAACGCCTGGCTACCGTTTGATCCGGTTAAAGGAAGCAGCAATACGACATCATTAAAATAGGGGTCGTGTATTCCGCTCGACGCCATCATCATGTTAGCCGAAGCCGGAACGCCCATTATGCCCACCCCAACTGGTTGCCGACTTGCACTTCGAGCGCTTGAAGCGTATGCACGCCGGATTGCGAACCGCTTGTATTGATAGCCGTTCCGGCCTGGGCGTTGGCAAGTGTTGTGGCGAGGTTTCCCGTATTCGTACCCGTACTGATCCAGAAATACGTCGTGCTCGCGCTCAGTCCTGTTGGCAAGCTGCCTGTCGTCGTAAGTTGAATCTTCACGCCCGTTGGGATGCCGTGCGCCGTATACGTCACGACGCCTGGCGACGCAATAGTGATTGTCACTGTGGCCGACTGACTCACCGTCACGTTTGTCAGCAAACAGTCATGGGCGTATTTCGCCGTCGACAATGTTGGTGCCGTTCCACCAGGGAAAACGTAAGGCCATGAATAAGCCAAAGTGCGCGACCCTGTGCCGTCTTGACGCACGTCGATCTGACATGCAGTTCCGACTGTCGCATTTGTTGGCACGCCAAGCGTGCGATTGCCCCCCAGCGTAACTGAGTAGTTGTTCCCCTGTGACATATCCCACGCGATGGTGGCTGCGTCTGTCAGCGCATAATACGCACCGGCCTGCGCTTTGCTGTATGTTTGCGACAGATTCAACACTGCGATCTGTTGCGACACACCAGATTCCTGCACGAACAGCGCTGCCCCAGAATTCCAAATGTCGCCATTGCTGGGTGATGTCGGCGCGGCACCAGATGGGATATTGATTGACGCGCCAGATGTCGTAGACGCAAGGAATGTCTGTTTATATTCGTACGTACTGATCTCTCGGCCAAGCAAGTAGAAGTTCGAGCCGTCCGAATAGGCCATGACACCCTCTCCGGGTGCCATGATGTAGGTTGCCGCACCTTCTACGCTGCCGCTTGTCGCAGATAGCGTAACTGCACCAGTGGACGTATTCTTGAATTGCGTGAACCATCCCGTGCCGACCGACGGTGCGGGCAGCGTAAAGGTCAAGGATGCCGTGGCTTCAATGATCTTGTTGAAGTCACCGGAAACAACAGTGTAGTTAGCGGACTTAGAGAGGATAGTATTCGACGGCAGATCGCCAGGGACCAATCCGCGAAAGGTAGGCGCAGCAGCCGCGCCACTGGTTGGCCCAGCCAGTACGGAATTTGCACTTTGCGTGTTCCATGCTACCGTCAACGTGCCTGAGCCGGTTACAGGTGTATTCGTTACACCGAATTGACCCGGCATCGATAGGCCAACGCTTGTTACTGTGCCAGAACCGCTGCCAGCCTGCGCCAACGTAGCCCAATAGCTATTAGATGCAGGCGGCGTAGGCAGTGCGTTACCCGTATTCGCGTTTGCCAGAGAAATGAACGACGAGCCGCCAGACGTAACGATGTCATTCAGGTTATACGTAGTGCCACCTGCGTAAGCGCCTTGGAACCCATTGCCTTGTGCAACAACGTTCCAATAGGTTGCATTTGGCGGCACATGGTTTGTATGCGCGCTGATACAGATGTAGGCCGTAGCATCTGACTCTACAACATCATTGACGATGTAGGCAGTACCGCTGGACCACGCTCCTTTCCATTGATTCCAGCCTGGACCAGTGTTGCCTGTATTGCCTTGTGCGCCGACTTTGGCAATTGGTGCCCAATAGGTGTTAGATGCACCTGGCGCTGGCAGCGCATTCCCGATATTACCGGCTGTACGGCTTGACCATGACGACCCTGCGCCATCGTCAACGATGTCATCAAGTGCATAGGTCGTGCCGCTCGCCCAAGTTAACTTAAGTGCCGGGGCTGGGCCTACCGGTCCAGTATTGCCTGTATTGCCTTGCGGTCCTTGCAGGCCGGTCAAGCCAATGTTCCAGCTTGTGAACGTTCCGCTGCCTGTTGTGCCTGTGACGTTCACCGTCGCCGACGTGCCGGTGTAGGCCGTCAGCGTGCCGCTCATCAGATTTGCAGGACTTGCGCTGCTGGCTATATCAAGCTGCTGACCGACAACCCATGCGATGTTAGGCTGCGTCGTAAATGTCACGCTGCCCGTTCCAATCGTCATCGACGTAGTGGACGTACCATTGATCGTTGGCGCTGGGCCTTGCAGCTTGCTCGTAAAAACGCGCAAGTCGGTAATTTTTGAGTTCGGAATTCCAGTGACATTGGCGTCTACTTCGACCTGCGCCAGAGCCATTGAGCCATATGGCAACGTCGGCAATGTAGGCGTCGATGTCGTGACGACAGCGGTGCCTTGCGCAATCGCCACGCCCGGTCCATTAGACGACATGTAGATATAGACAAGGTCATAGCGCCAATAGCCAGTCCCAGGTGCCGTCTGGACCGTCAATGCAGAATTTTGCAATGACGATATGTTGACCTGATCCATGAACCACGGCTGGCCGTAAACGATTGACGTGTTGTAATACTGCTCGTAGCGCGAAGGATTCGGCGTTACGGCGTTGGGGTTTACGTGATCTACCGTACCGTCTAGCGCCAATGTCATACTTGCGCCACCAAGACCGAGACCTTGTGTCACCTTGCAGCCATAAACGACGTTCTGGCCGATCAAGGAATAGAATAGTCCGGGTGCATTGACGGATTGGAACCCGGCTTGCAGGGATGCGACGAGCTGGGATAGTGCGCTGATCTGATCGGCGATAGAGGCCATTAGGCTGGCTCTCCGTCATCTGTATGGCGATCTGTTTCGACTGCCTCATCCGGCAAAATTGGCAACTGCGCGGCAACCGATGTGGCTATGCCCGTCGCAATTGCGCTAGTAAGGCGATTGCCTAGATTGTCTCGCAGATGCTCAGCGAGAACATTCAATATGGCATTGCGGAGTTCGTTCGTATAGTCCATAACCATGCGCACCAATTTGCATTGGTGGCATGGTAGCAAAAAACGCCACGAATTGTTGAATTCATGGCGTTTATTGTGATGCTTAAAATTTTTTGAAATTAGCCGGAGCCGGAGCCGTAGCCGGAGCCGGAGCCGGAGCCGGAGCCGGAGCCGTCGCCGGAGCCGTCGCCGGAGCCGTCGCCGGAGCCGTAGCCGGAGCCGGAGCCGGAGCCGGAGCCGGAGCCGGAGCCGGAGCCGGAGCCGTCGCCGGAGCCGGAGCCGTAGCCGGAGCCGGAGCCGTCGCCGGAGCCGGAGCCGTCGCCGTATCCGTAGCCGTATCCGTAGCCGGAGCCGTCGCCGTCGCCGGAGCCGGAGCCGGAGCCGGAGCCGTAGCCGTATCCGTAGCCGGAGCCGTCGCCGTCGCCGGAGCCGGAGCCGGAGCCGGAGCCGTAGCCGGAGCCGGAGCCGGAGCCGGAGCCGTAGCCGTAGCCGTAGCCGGAGCCGATAGTGAACTTTTTACGCGCCATGGATGCTGTCCTTTGCGGCAGCAGAACACGGAATTAGTTCACAAACGCCAGTTAGGTAGATTTCCGGTACGATGGTATCGACTTTGCCGCCTTTCAGGCCATGTTGCGCAAGGCCGGAAAGAGCTACACCATCTTTTGCCTGCCATTGCCACAAACGGCGCGCGTTCTTCAGAATCACTTCGTCGTTGTGCGCTTTCACTACTTCTCCGGCATGCACGCCGGCCGAATAGCAGCGGGCGATGACGTACTTACCAACCATATGCGATCCGAGCGATTCGCCGCTGGATTGCGTTGCGCCGAACAGTGCAGCCAGTTCACGGGCCTGCTTGATGGTCAAATCTTCGATGTTCATACTTCGTCTCCGTGGGTAATGTGTTGCAATGGTTATTGGCAGAAAGGAACTTTAGCCGTGCCGCCGCCAATAGTGTGAAGAACTAGGTAACCTGCAAGCGTGCAAGTTTGTCCAGTCTGCGCAGATTCAAACGTTACGATATCGGCAGCATGGCCGCTTACAGTAGATGCATCCCCGTTGAACTTTGCCGCAGTTACGGTTTGACCAGACGCATCAATGTTGCCATTTACGGAAATGGCGGTGTCAGTACGCAACTGGGTTTCTACGCGCAACGCTGGCGCTCCGTTGGGTGCTGTTGATGTAATTCCAACTGCATAATATGCAGGATTGTGACCGGCAAAAAGAGCGGCCGCACCTGTCCCGAATTGCTCAGCAAAGAATGCTGTGCGACTGTTGTTCAGCACAGCCATGTAGCCGTTGTAATCTGAAGTTCCAATGTTGGCATATGCCCCTGCCTGATAGCCATCAGCAACGGTGCCGCCATGGATTGTTGCTGCGGTAATGTCATCTCCCGTGGCAACGCATGCGATAGCGCAAAGCAAAAACAAGATAACCGATTTCATTTTCCCTACCTCCCAATGGTTGTGTGAACTCATCATATGAAAAATTTACCACTTAGTCAAGTTTTAGTTATGTCCACATCGGTAGGTAGTAGTTCGTGCCATTGACGTTGAGCGTGAGCCATGTGTTGGACGAGTTTGACGCGGGCTTGTTGGTGCTCGTAAACGTGGCTGTCGATGAGCCAGTCCCAATCGTTTGGTTTGTGAGGGTAAGGGCTCCTTGCAACGTCGTCGTGCCGATCACTTGCAAACCATAGTTCGATGCGCTGTTGTTTGCGCTTACTTGGAGCGTTGGATATGAAGCGTTACTAGTGGTAGCTACTATCTGCGCTACTTGGAAAGAAGACGCGCCAGAAATGTATGCAGCCGCTCCGCTGCCTGCCTGCTGAATGAACAGGCCTGAGCGGCTATTGTTCATATTCGCAAAGAATCCATTGTAATCAGCCGTTCCTGTGTTTGCGTAGAACGTTGCTTTGTAGCCAGCAATCGTTGTCCCGCCTGCCGCAGATGCATATCCGCCGGTGCTCAAATTGCCAGTAAAAGTCCCCGTGGCCGCCGAAATGTCACCGGCAAATGTTCCGGTTGCAGCGCTCAAGGTGCCATAGAATGTTGCGTTACCTGCCGTATCGATGGTAAACGAAGGCGACCCAGACTTTGCTCCAACAATGCCGTTTGATGTGATTGCAACGCCGGAGCCGCCGGTAAGTACACCGGATGAGTTCCAAGTTATGGTTCCAACAGCAATACCGCCCGTAGTGTTTACGGCAATAGCACCAGTCAAAATATCTGACGCGCTCTTGTTAAGCTTGTTGGCTAGTCCACTTAGGGCCGACGTTCCATTATTTGCCCCGGCGACAACTTGCGCTGTCGTAAGGACAGTAGTCGTTCCTTGGTTGACGTTGTCCTGAATAGACAGGTTCGTCCCGTCCCATTTGAGTTGCTTACCGCTCGTCGGCCCGAATGTGAAGTTGCCATTCGGGTAGATCAGCACCGCTCCATCGCAACTGATGAACGGGTTGCCGCTCGCCACCGTCGCGTCTAGGTCAAGAAAGCTATTCCCATCGAACGACTGAACCTTTTGCGTTTTGATGACGCCGCCGCGAATCTGCGTGATGCTGGGGTCAATAACGCCTGTCGCTACGCCGTTCACATCGCGCTGCCAATCCGCGAACGTGACTTCACCGACCATCGCAATTTTGGATGACTGTATGAGGATCGCCTCTTGCGAGATGGCAATCATGGAAACGATCTTATCGGCCGGGGCGGCTTTCGCAGCCAGCACCTCACATCCGCGCAACCGTCGCGTAATGTCCTGAATGACTTGCTGCGCCGTTGCCGTGCTGTACGGATTTGGCGCATTTGGCACGGTCGCACCAGCGCCAGGCTGCGGAGGGGATGCCTGTACACCAATCATCAATCCGCCAATAGCAGGAGTAGGCATTAGAGCGGCCCTCCGTAAGATACTGGAACAATCGTCGAACGCAGGACGCTAGTGTCCTGACGGTATTTGTAGACGGCGCAAGTAATCGTCGTATAGGCGTTGTTTGGCACGTTGATATCTACCGTCAGGTCTGCGATGTATTGCGTACCGACCTGATGGAAATCAGCCAGCGGAATAGGTACAAGCGTCGTGCCAGGGCCAGGAGCGGGCAGATACCACATGAAACAACCGTCGGCCGTGATGGGTGTCGTTCCTTCTTGTCCGCGCAGTACATTGTTCACGGTCGCAACACCGGCAGACCACGAAATGCTGCCATAGTGAATGATTTCGTATGCGCCCGTATTCGGATTGACTAACATCGCGTAACGCCACTGTGGCGCGCGGTCGTCAGCAAATCCTACTTCTACGACAGCTACGTTATTCCCAACCGTTGGGGCTGGAGACAGCGGATTTTGTAGGTAAATCGATGTCGCATCAAAGCTGGTGACCTTTTCCCACTGACTACTACCAGTTTGCACCCACCAGTGGCCGCCCAAGTTCACGTTGGTATTGAACGGCGATGTTGCCGACGTGAGGATGAGATGATTAGCCGTCGATCCAGCCTGAACTTGATATTGCGATACGCTACTGTAAATTACGCTCGTGCTGCCTATTGTCAGTGTAGAGCCAGTTCCACCAGCCGAAATGTACAGATTATTCGCGTATTGATTTGAGTCGTACATCAGCATTATGCCGTCCGGCAGGCTATTGAATAGCTGATTAAAGTTCACCACGACTTTTAGTTTCTTGATGGAACCGTCCTGTTCAGGCGTGTAGAACACCTGTGGATTGATCGGCGAAGGAAAGGCAAAGGCAGTTCCTTGCGGTACGAATGTGTAAGGCGTTAGCGTAGACAAATCTTGATCGCCAAAGCCGTATTGATTGAACGATTGCAGCTTTATGTAGATCGTCTTGCCGACATAGCGATAGTCGTAATCGAGCTTAAATACTGCGTCGTCGCATCGCACGAAGTTGGTGCCAGACGAGTGAGATACGTCGCCGCTGCTGTAGAGAGCGCGGTTCAGGTAGGTAAGGTTATAGGCGTTCGTGCCGGTTAGCGTTGCAGTGCCGTAGGCCATGTATTCGCCATCGACATAGCATAGCGTCGTCTCGTTCGTTGCATCCGTATTCGTGCCGCTGACGAGCGCAGGCGATCCATTGTTCAGAAGCACTGATAAAGTGCTTGTGGTGTCTGGATTGCTTGTTCCTGCCGGTAGCGTCGCAGATAGCGTGCCAGAGCGACACGGTCCATTCATCGCACCCGCTAGCGTGTAGGTCGCATTGTCATAGCTTATCCAGACGTTACAGCCGCCCCAATTTGTCGTTCCTTGGGTTGCAAGCCAAATCTGTTCGCTACCCGCCAACCACACGGGCGGTTCAAAGATGATAGGTGCATTTACGCTGCTGGGCGCGATATTGATATTTACAGTGCTTCCGCCTGTTGATTGGCGCGTATATTTGCTCGCCCCAAGCGAACCAATGGGCAGCTCTTCGGCTTGAAACGTCAGCGTGCCTTTATCGTCTTCTTCTATTGATATGATGCGAACAGGCGCATTGTTCAGACCAAGCGTAGCATCAGTGATGGATACGATATCCATTGGCTCCAGCGTAGCGAAACTCCAGCCAAGGCGGAATTCGTAGACGTTGCGCACGTAAAACTGATATTGCAACACTTGCTGCGCAACAGCATTCGCTACGGCAGGCTCGGCGATTTCCTTGCTGAAGTCCAATTGCTGCGGAGCGACGCGCAGGCCATACACGTCGATGCCCCATTGATCCTTGGCTTCTGCGATGGCTTGGTTGTACTGGAAATTGCGGTCGCAGTAATTGATCTGCACCGTGTTGTAAGCATCCGAAACAGCCTTGCGGATGCATTTGACAGGATCGTCCGTCTTGCTCTCTACAAGGAAATCATCATCCGTCAGCAGGTAGAGCGACGTAAGATTAGGTGTGTAGGTCGTTCCATTACCAGTTGCCGCAAAGTCCTGGCGCGGCACGAATTTCAAAACACCTTCAGAGAAGTAGATTCCTGTATTCGATATGATGGCGAGATTGTTGATAATGTCTCGTGCGGCTGTTTGCTGGTCATACACAGGGCTGACGAAAATTCCTAGCGCGATGCAGCAATTGCGCATGGCAGTTAAATCACCTACCAGAGACGACGAAATACCAAGACCATGGTCAGCGTTGGTCAGTAGGTCATTGACGATATCGGCCGGATTCGCATCGCCACCATTCCATGTCCCGACATTCACCCCGGAGAATTGCCCAGCTAACTCGGCCGAGAAATTTGGCAGCGTAGCGCTAGTGTCTAGGTTGTAATTCGCACCACCCAAATAGGCCACGCCGCGATATGTCAGTGCTTGCGATGGGTGATTCGTCGTCATGAATCCCCATGCGTTCTGCGTAGTGCTGCCGTTGAATTCCGTTAGACCCCACGTCGTTGTCGTGCCAATCTTGGAGCCACCATAAATCCACCAGTCGCCTCCAGACGCAGTTCCCGTAACAGGGCCGGTACAGAATGCCATGATGAAGGAAGCGCTATAGGTATAGCTTGTGCTGGAAACGCTGCCGCCGCCCTTCCCGCCCTGATTTTGCTGATGAGCCGTTGTCTTGAAGTCGCCATACCAAACAACGTTCGACTTGACGCGATTGCGACCATACAGCAATGGGACTGGACCGCCGTAGCATGTAGTGCTCACACGCAATGACGAAATCACTGGTGCGGTTGGCGAGACGCCTTTCTTTCCGAATAGTCCAGACATTAGCTACTCCAGCATGACCAGTAACCGACCAGCGTATTACGCAGGCGCGGCGTCCGCTCTATCTCGTCCAATACAACGCAGCGTGACGGCGCATAGGCATGCACGAGCATGCCATCTTCGACAAGTACGCCGCCGTGGCTAATGCATCGGCCAAATTTGAACAAAGCAATATCCCCCGGTAGAGGATTGTCCACCATTCGGCGTGACGTGAAGCGCTCCACAATTCCCAAGTAACGCTCTTCTTCGCGGTGTAGCATCCAATCCGAGGGATACTCGCCAGGATCAAACGATTCGATAACGCCAGCTTCTGCGAATATTTCAATCAATGACATACCGCAATCGGTGCCGACGCCCTTGATGCGCCCGCGATGCAGATACGGGGTTCCTACCCAGGATCGCGCTACACGAACGACGTCTGCGCGCATTTCCTCAATAGTAGGTGACGGTTTCCGGCGTTGGGACATATGGGAAACCTTTGAAATTTACTTGGTTGCTGAACTTGTTCTGACACGTTGCGATCTGCTTGTCGCAACCTGCATAGATCGTGAATGCATCGCCAACGGTGGGTGGATTCGGCAGCGCATAGGATAGCGTGGCGACATTCGACACGTAATCGCGCACGCCCATGGTAAAGCCCTTATTAGCACCGCTGGTGAAGACAATCTTTCCGAGCGCGAAATAACCGTCCGCCTGCGACGTCCCTGATACGGGAATGCTGGTCAGTGTCGCGCCAGCGCCTACCGTCCCGCTGAACGAGAACGAGGCCGAATTAACTGTGCAGCCCGTGTCGTACAGCGTATGCACGCAGGCGTACTGGAATAGCTGCTTGGGTAGCTGCATATCCAGCAGTTCGAGGTCGCTACGCACCTGTATAACGGCATTCGTGCGCGTCACGTCGACCTCACCTACGCGACCGGCAAACATCGATATGGAGCCGCAAGAGAAATCCGTGAAGCTCGCACCGACGAAACGATCAACCTTGATGCGTCCACCATCCAGCCAGCCGCCGCGCAACGCTTGCAGCAGTCCTTGTCCGGCAAATGGGTTATTCGCACCAGCGAGCGTCGTACCGCCGATGACGGGAGACATATGCACGGTCATAACATCCGTTTCAATGCCCAACACCATCTTCGTTTTGGTGCGCGTCAAGATGACTTGATTGGGTAGCCACGTCGTGCCGCTTAGCGTAATCGGCACATCGCAATCCGTCATGTAGAACGTGTCGCCGTAGGTATCGGTAATGGTGTACAGGTCAGCCATCGCATAGGGCACTTGCGAGTTCAGCAGATTCAACATGTTTGTCGATACGGTTTTCATGTATCACACTCGATTCATGACGGAGCCGATAAGCTGCAACTTCTTCAGCTCGAATAGGTTGCTCATGAACTGATTGAAGTCGTTCATATCAGCACCAAAGCGCACGCGGTAATAGTAAGCACCAGACCACGTAAGGATTGCTGCATTGGCAGGCGCAGTAGTAAACGTCACCAGTCCATAGCTATTGATCGTGTAAGCCGACGTCGATACGCCGTTAATGTAGATAGTCGGCGTCCCGTTCACATTGTTCACGGGCTCGGCGAATCCTGTACCATTCCACGAGCGCGTCAATTGGAAAGCTGTCGTCGTGCCGTTGCCGATGCCGAACTGCTGCGTCGTTGCCGTGTTGTCAGTTGGATCGTTGAATAGAAAGTTGTCCCATGCGCCTTGCCGCGACAGGAAGAAATTTGCGATGCTGGCGTAATCGGCAGTCGACAGGAATTCAAATGTCAGCGTTATGGTATATAGCGGATACGCCTGCAATGCGGCGCGGCTTTCCAGTCCAGACGTAGCCTTTTGAATGCGTGTCGTGAAATTTGGCTGGCGTGATACGGGATATGCCAAACCTTTGAATGTCGGGAAAACTGCATTGCTCACGAGCTAGGAACTCCACCAAGGCGACTGTTGGATTTTAACGCGGCCACGAGGGCGCTGCTGTTGTCCGTGAACAGTTTTTTCACGCTCGGCGCGTCCACCGCGTGAATGTTGATCGTGTAGTTGCCACCGCCTGCACCGCCGCCCTGATCCGCCATATTGCGGATTACATCGGCTTGCTTAGCAGGCAGCACCATCTCGCGCTGGTGGAGCTGCGTTATGGGGTTCACGCCTGCCGGAATATCATAGCCGTCCTCTGCGTAAGCCATCGCGCCCGCATAAGCCGCCGCCGCCGCCGCCGGGGCGATAATCCATCCGACATATGGTATGTCCGCCGCAGATTTAAATGCAGCCGCCGCCGCTGCTCCAGCGTTTGAGCTTACTTCTTCCGCTTTTTTCTCTTTAGTTAGCACCTTCGACATGATGAAATGCTCAAGCTCTTTAGCCATGATTTCGGCAAAAGCCTTTACCCCCGCATCGGCGATAGCCAAGAACGTCTGACGAAATGCATTGCGCAGATTGGTTGTTCCTTCGATAAGCTTAGTAAGTTGCGTGCCGACTTGCGAGCTAAGCGCTTTCCCCATTGCCATGGCAATCTCTTGCCACTGACTAAGTTGTTGCTCTTGAATTTCTGTTATCTTTTTCATGCCTTGGGCAGTAATGACGGAAGCCTTGTCATACATTTCGTTTAGCTTTTGCGGATTGCTATATGGGTTTTCCGCATATAGCGTCTCTTCAGCCAATGCCGCTTCCTGTTCAAGCTGCAAACGTTTAGTCAGGTATTCCGCCTCAGCCGTAAGCGCTTCCTGATGAGAAATCAGCCCCTGCTGTTCGCGCTTCTTGATTAACGCTATTTCTTCGTCAATCGCAACAATCTTGACGCGCTGCGCTTCTTCGACGCTTTTTATTTCCGCATCGGTTCGCTTGAGCGATTCCTCCATCGTGACGGCGGTAAGCTCTTTCTGCGCAGCCTTATATTGCGGTGAATTTTCTGTGTAAGCACCCTTGATCTTGTCGGCGATTTGCTGTTCGATCTTGACACGCTCTTCGCCATTGTTCTTGTTGGCTTCCAACTTTGCCTTCAGGTCGCCAAGCTCAATCTCCAAGTCACGCTTGCGCCCTGCATAGATCAAATTGTTGATCTTTGTTTCGACCGTTGCACGCTCCTTGGAACCGGCCGCTGTCATGCTGACAACGCGCTCCCAAAAACTCTGTTCTTCCTTGATACCATACTCAAGGAAAGTGCCGCGCTCGTTTTGCGTTTGAACCCAGTTCTTCTTTTCTTCCGACAGCATCTCCTCCAGATGCTTCATCAAGTCGGCCTTCTGCTTGTTCGGATTGAACGGCAAGTCAGGCTTGTCGGATTCCTTCTTTTCTTTCTTCGGCCCTTCTGGCGTATCGGACCAAATCTCCGCTAGGCGCTTGTTCGTCTCTTCTGCGATGCCAACCATGCGCTCGCCGGATGCATGCAAGTCGTCTTCTATCTTCTTTTCGCCTGCGCGCCACGCGGCGGCAGCGCCTGCAAAGTCAAGATGGAACAACTTACCTGTGACAATAGAAAGACGCTCTGCTTCATCTGCAAGCTGCTGAAAACCTGTTCGTATGACCTCTACGATAAATAGAATCCCTGTCTTCAGTGCAACAAGGAATGTCTCAAATCCTTTGAGTGCGCCAATCAGCACATTTACATGGCCCGGTGCATCTGCCCCAAATACATCGGCAAATCCTGCGCCGATAACATCCAGCACGGACAATACAATTGTCTTCAGCGCACCGAATACACTTTCGATTACCTCTATGACCGCCACGATGACATCGCCTATTGCTTCCCACGCTGGCTTGAAATCATTGGCGAGAGATTGCGCAACAGCGCCGATCAGTTCATTGATCTTCTCGAAAGCTGGAGCCATCGTCGCGCCGATGGTATTTGCTGCTGCTTCCGTCTGCGCCTTTGTTTCCTTGAACGATTCGCCCAGCTTCGCGGCCCGTTCAATCATCTCGTCTGACATGACGACGCCAAGCTCTTGCGCCTTGGCCGTCAGTTCTTCCATTCCTTCCTTGCCTTTATTTAGGAATGGGATAAGTTGTGATCCACCGCGTGCGCCAAACAAAGCTACGGCTACAGCCGTCTTGCTCGCACCATCACGCGTCTCTGCAAATTTCTCCGAAATCTTCTCAAGCGCTTCTGGAAGAGGCATCTTATGGACTTCTTCCGCACTCAAGCCGACGGCGCGGAATGCTTCAGCAGCTGGACCGGCTCCGGCCTTTGCATTCGCCATCTGCACGGATAGGTGTTGAAGCGCCTTGTTCAGCCCTTCAGTCTGAACGCCAGACATGTTTGCTGCGAAGTCCAGCGCTTGCAGCTCTTCGGCGGCAATGCCTGTTTTCTGTGCGGCGTGCTCGATCTCTTCGCCATACTCGCCAGC